GGTAAGGGTACATACAATCCGAAGACGTGGGGAATAGAACCACCCAAAACCAAATCCAAGAAGTGATTTCCCAATTGGGCGAAAAAATTTCCGGCAAAATTTTTGACCTACAGGGTCGCTTGACTAAATAAGGTACGAGGTCTATAATAGACCTGTCGTTCATCTCCTAATTATGACCAAATTAGGAATTAATTGGGAGACGCAAGTAAGTCGCGGAACGGAGCCGTTCATCCTATGGTAGACCTATTACTATATACATCTCTTACATGTGCTGATGCCGATGCTATTATGCTGAGGATGGAAGCACATAAGAGTATCTCTCAGGAGGTAAAAATTGAGTTAGTTGAAACCGTAAAGGAATCAACACCACACTGCTATTGGGACGCAAACGACTGAAGGAACGGAGTAAAATCCCTACTACTTCAGGAGTAAACAAATGAACACACTTCAAATGGTCAAAAAGCAGATTCAGAAAGCATCTGCACTACATAACGCACAGATTACCCACACCTCATATCGTGGTGTTGAGTATGATACACGTTGTGTAGAGAGTAAGGAAACCCACGGTACATTCTGCTATCGCGGTAAGACCTACACTAAGTGATTATCTAAGAGAGGTTTAAACCTCTCTTTTTTTTATCTTTATGTAAACAATTAACAAATGTTAGTGAATTAACACAAAGTTGCCTAGATAGTACAGAATTAAGGTTTTGCGTATGCACTGAAATCTAAATTTTAATTTTGACAACAATCAACTATGGAGGTTGAGATGCATAATCTCATTTCTCGCAATCAGTTGGCAGATTGGAGTACAATCAATAGTTCTAATGAGGAATTAGATCTAGTAAACGATTATTTTGACTGCCTTATTGAATGCGACGACGACCAAGGAACTTGTAAAAGACTTTGTAAAATTCTATTAGACACAGGGGCTTGATTGCCCCCTTTTTTTATGTTAAAATAAACGCAGCGAATAATGCTTTATGGACAGAGACAAACTAAAACTGATAGTCCGTAATCTAGAACTTCTAGTTGATAGTTTAAAGACTGAAGTATACGCTGATAAACAGCGTTATATGAACTATGAAGAAGTAGCAACAGCACTTCGTGACTATGAAGAAGTTTTTGATGATGACCACGGGTATCCAGAATAATGGTGAGCAGAACTAAAACACTTATCAGAACTCTCGAAGATCTGGTAAAACAAGAACATCTCTTTTCTGAAGAAAAACTTCGAGAGATGAAAACCCAGTTGCGGGTTTTAAAACAACAAATTGCAGAGATTGATTTGGCACAGAAAAAAGGATTTGGTAAAAAATGAGTGTAAAACTGATTAGTGTAACTCCCGATGCGGAGAAAATGATGGCATACGTTGCTCGTGTGTCTAATCCCAATAACCAAGAGAATCCCAACTATGCAAAACTGTTGGGTTACTGTATCAAGCACAATCATTGGTCGGTGTTTGAACAGGCATTTATGACTTTGGAACTCGAAACCACTAGAGGTGTGGCAGCTCAAGTGCTCCGACATAGATCTTTCACATATCAAGAGTTTTCTCAACGGTATGCTGATAGTTCTATGCTTACAGATACAATTCCTCTTCCAGAACTTCGTAGACAGGATACAAAGAATCGTCAAAATTCCATTGATGATATTGACCCCCATAATCGTCAAAATTTTGAAATTAAGATTCAAAAGCACTTTGAAGACGGAATGAAACTTTATCAAGAAATGCTTGAGTATGGTATTGCAAAAGAGTGTGCTCGTTTTGTGCTTCCTTTGGCAGTTCCCACAAAAATCTATATGTCAGGTTCTTGTCGCTCATGGATTCATTACATAACTCTAAGGACTGCTAACGGTACACAGAAAGAACATATGGATCTTGCAGAGGGTTGCAAAAAGATCTTTATCGAACAATTTCCAACTTGTGCGGAAGCACTTGATTGGGTCTAAATACAACACATTGAGACTTATTATGGCAACTTACCCAGTAAAGAACATTGAAACTGGCGAAACTAAAGACGTGATAATGAGCGTTCACGTTTGGAGTCAGTGGTGTGAAGATAATCCAGAATGGCAAAGATACTATACTCCAGAAAATGCACCTAGTTTAGGTGTTGAATCTGTTGGTGACTGGCAAGACAAATTGAAGAATAAGCATCCTAGTTGGAATGAAATTGTAAAGAAGACTGAAAGGGCTGGCGGTATCTCTGGAAGATTGGCAAGAAGAGGATCCGTTGAATCTTCTACGACATCTGCACATTACATAGATTAAGAATATGCCAAGAAGAAAAAGGGCATCTGAGGACCAACCAATTGGGGTTGGTTTAACTACGAAGCAGATGAAGAGAAAGAAACCATTAGGTTCTAGTTACCTAATGAATATTGATCCTCTTACAGATAATCAGAAACGTTTGTTTGAATCTTATCAGCAGGGTAAGCAGATTGTTGCTTACGGTTGTGCGGGTACAGGAAAAACCTTTATAACCCTCTACAACGCTCTTAAAGATGTTTTGAATGAGTCTACACCTTATGAGCACATATATCTTGTACGATCGCTTGTAGCGACCAGAGAGATTGGTTTCTTGCCTGGAGACCACGAAGATAAAGCGGACATCTATCAGATTCCATATAAGAATATGGTGAAGTATATGTTCCAGATGCCTAGTGATGCAGATTTTGAGATGCTCTATGGCAATCTTAAATCTCAAAACACTATCAAGTTTTGGTCTACCTCATTCCTTCGTGGAACTACTCTCGATAACTCTATTGTTATCGTTGATGAGTTTCAAAACCTCAACTTCCACGAACTTGATAGTATTATCACTCGTGTTGGTGAGAATACACGTATTTGTTTCTGTGGCGATGCTACACAAACTGATCTGCAGAAAACTAATGAGAAGAATGGAATCCACGATTTTATGCGAATTCTCCGTTCTATGAACTCATTTGATATTATCGAATTTGGTTTGGATGATATTGTCCGTTCAGGTCTGTGTAAGGAATACCTTGTTGCTAAAATGGAATCAAATTTTGATGCAAATATTTAATGATTATGATCTTGGAAAGAAACTAGCATATACATATGCAAAATCAAAACCCTTTCCAAGTATTGTTATTGACAACTTTCTCAATCCAGACTGTGCTTCGCAGTGTTTCTCTGAACTAAAAAAACATGAGGACTGGGGGTGTGAATCAGCATCAAATGAATATATGGCTCCACATCAAGTCAATAAGTGGTATACTCCATATAACTCAAACAGTGTAGATAACCTGTTTTTACACTCTCCGACTGTTTACAGTGTTTTGCAACACTTAAACACTCCTAGATTTACAAAGTTTTTGAGTAATTTAACTGGTATTAAGGATATTCTCCCAGATCCCGACCTGTTTGGTGCAGGATGTCATAAAATCAAGGCAGGTGGTAAGTTATCATTGCACGTTGATTACAATATTCATGGTGCAACTGGAAACTTTAGAGTTTTAAACCTTCTCCTATATCTGAATCCGCAGTGGTTGGATAAATGGGGAGGACATCTAGAGTTGTGGGATCATCAAGAGAAGAAATTGGAACAAAAGATTGCTCCTCTTATGAATAGAGCAGTTATCTTTACTTTGTCTGACAATTCTATTCACGGTCATCCACATCCTCTACAAACTCCACCACATATTGACAGATATTCAATAGCATTGTATTATTTCATAAAAGAACCTAATCAAAATTATTATCCGAGGAATGCAGTAGTTTGGCATGAATTTTAATCACGTAAATGTTGATCTCCCTAAACTCAAAAGGGAGACTATTGATGGGGTGCGCTATTATTCGGTTCCTGATGAAGAAGAACTTCTTAAGTTGGTTTCTATCACATCAGTTACAAGTCACTTTAATAAAGAGATCTTTGTTAAGTGGAGAAAAAGAGTTGGTAACGAAGAAGCGGAACGTATCACAAAACGTGCCACAAAACGCGGTACTGATATGCATACTCTTGCCGAGTGTCACCTAAAAAACGAGGAACTTCCCGAAGTTCCACCTATCTCAAAGTTTCTTTTCAATATTTCTAAAGAAAAGTTAAAACTTATAAATAATATTCACACACTAGAAGGTTCCCTGTATAGCAAACAATTAGGTATTGCAGGGACAGTAGATTGTATCGCTGAATATGATGGCGAGTTAGCAATAATTGACTTTAAGACATCAGCAAAACCGAAACCACGAGAGTGGATCGATCACTATTTCGTACAATGTATGGCATACGGTTGCATGTTGTATGAACTGACAGGTATTCCTGTCCAAAAACTTATAATCATCATGGCTTGTGAAAATGGAGAATGCGTCGTCTACGAAGAAAGAGACAAATCAAAGTACATCAAACTTCTCACCGAATACATTAGAAAGTTTGTTACAGATAAATTGGAGCTCTATGGAACCAAATAAAGAATTGGAACAGGCGATTGAGAGTAAATTTCTAACACCTTCTAAGTTTGCCTTAGAAATTGAAAAGATTGTTGCTGAGGAAAAGATCAATTACATTGACGCTATTTGCTATTATTGCGAAGTCAATGCACTTGAAGTAGAATCAGTAACGAAACTCATTTCAAAACCACTGAAAGAGAGACTTAAATGGGACGCTATTCGTCTCAACTTTATGAAAAAAACATCGAGGGCAAAACTTCCATTATGATTTCTAAAAGTGAATTGATACATCATAAAATTCAAGCAGCAATGCGTGAAAATGAATGGATTGATGAGGATTTAAAATATCTCGGTCACCGTGGTGGACATCATTGGTATCTTATCAATGGTGAACACAAAGTTACTGCAGAACAAATTGAAGATTTTGAAAGAATTGATGAAACCGAAAGTGACCCCCTTTGAGACTTATCAACATTATTTGTCATTAAAAAATCATTTTACAAATCCAAAATATGATTTCTTTAAGTATGGCGCTAAGACCCGTGCTTCAATGGCATCATTTAATAAAAGAAAGGATAAGTACTGGTTTGAAAAGACCAGTCGTAAATATAATAACCAAGAAGTCGTAGATTTCTTAGTATCTAATTTTGCTGCTGCAGACAACCCACAAAACTTATGGATTGGAGGAATTATCAATTCTGGCGAAAGGACTTACGCCGATTGGAAAAAGAGGAAACAGAGTTCTACTTACTTGTTCAAAGAACAAAGCAGAGAATTACTCTGTCAGAAAGAATTGGAAGAACTATTCGATTGTTCCAAGGGACATCCTCCAATACTAAAAAAATTTCTTGGTGGCGAGATAAGTCTTGACACTCTCGTCATCTATGATATAATCTTTGAGTTTAGAGAGAGGTTTGACAAGAAACTAGACGACCCTGTTTGGGAAACCGTCAGTTTGAAAATCAAAAAATATAAACCCTTTCTAAATATTAACGTATCTAACTTCAAAAGCATTATTAGGTCCATTGTAAATGAATAGTTTTTTCAACTCTGACATTGTTCAAGAGGAATTAAAAGAGATTAACACTTTGCAAGAATCTATCTACACTAGTGTATTCGCTTTTAGTGCAATGGATAGAACTGAACAGTTAGATCATATTGAAAAGTTGAAGAACTTGCTGTCTTTGCAGCAAGTGATGTATACTAGGTTATCTCTTTCTGACGATCCTCAAGCGATCCAAATGAAAGAAAACCTTCTTAAGTCCATTGTGACGATGGGATTTCCTGCCGACACAGATGTGACCTTATTATTCAATAATATGCAAAAAACGATCGAGGCACTTGAAAAAAACATTGACGCCTGATCAAAATTTCGCTATAATATCTAAGTAAATCCTACAAATCCAATTAATCCGAGGTATCCAAATGTCTTTCGCAGATCTTAAGAAGCAATCTAAGCTTGGCAACTTGACTAGCAAACTGGTCAAGGAAGTTGAGAAGATGAGCAATACTAACGCATCAGGTGATGATCGTGTATGGAAACTTGAAGTAGATAAGAGTGGTAACGGTTATGCCGTTATTCGTTTCCTACCTGCTCCTAATGGTGAAGACCTTCCTTTCCAGAAACTGTACTCCCACGCCTTCCAAGGTCCTGGTGGTTGGTACATCGAAAACTCTCTGACCACTATGGGTCAGAAGGATCCTGTATCCGAGTACAACACTCAACTGTGGAACAACGGCACCGATGCAGGTAAAGAAACTGCACGTAAGCAAAAGCGTAAACTGACTTACTTCAGCAACATTTACGTTGTTAAGGATCCTGCTAACCCTCAAAACGAAGGCAAAGTCATGCTGTATAAGTACGGCAAAAAGATCTTTGACAAACTCACTGCTGCTATGCAACCCGAGTTTGAGGACGAGGAAGCAATCGATCCATTTGACTTCTGGCAGGGTGCTAACTTCAAACTGAAGGCAAAGAACGTTGCAGGATATCGTAACTACGATTCCTCCGAATTCGCTGCACAGTCTCCTCTACTAGATGATGACGATGCTATGGAAGCAATCTGGAAGAAGCAGTTCTCCCTCTCGGAGATCGTTGCTGCTGACCAGTTCAAGACCTATGACGAATTGAAGACTCGTTTGAATTCTGTTCTTGGTAACAAAACTCTCCGCATCACTGAAGACCTTGAAGATGAGAGTGAAGGTCGTGGACCTGCTCCACGAGTAACTTCTACTCCCGGTGACTTCAACGCTGAAGATATCGTAAATCGTTCAAGTGCATCATCTTCATCTGATGAAGATGATGACACTCTTTCATACTTCGCAAAACTTGCTGAAGGATGATTTTTCAAAGGGGTCTTCGGACCCCTTTTTTATTGTGGTGAAGTATTTCTAGTATTTTCTGTAGAAATTAGTCTTCTATCAACGAATTGAGATGACTTATCATAGTGCATAATAGTCCTCATTTCATTTAAGAATTGTTGTAAAAATTGTGGTCTTAATAAAAATATACCTCTTTTAGCATTGTTCTTACGAACTTCAAATTCGTAGTTTGAAATTCCAACAGTTGGATCTAGGTCTGCTGTTAGAGTTCCTGGTTTAGGAATTCTAAAACTAGCATCAACAACCTTACCTTTTGGAAGTATTAATCTACCAGAAGAATCTTTGACTTCCTTTGTTTCATAGTGGTGAATAGCATTCAGTTCAGTACCATACTTGTTTTCGGCAAATTGAAATATGTCCTTGTCTGAAAGTGGCCATTGATCTGTGACATTCGTAATACCAGCAGTCATTAGAACTACCCAATCATACTCTGGACTTCCAAACAATTCATCAGCAACTGTATCTGGTCTTGCACCTTGTGCAATTTCATACTTATCAAACAGAGTAACTGCGTTGTTTAGATCATCACGCAATTTAACTCTTCTAAAAAGATTTTTAGTTCTTACATAATCTGTAGATGAATGCCTAGTCCCAAAAGGGGACTGGTAAAACATATCTGGTAACTCTTTAAAGTAAGACATCAGTATCCGACTCCGCTATCGATTTGATCGTAATCTTCGCCATATATTGGGTTGAGTTCTTTGAATTGTAGTTGCAATTGCATATGAACTGGTGTTCCATCTCTGTAGGTTGCATAGGTACCTGAACCTGTGTAGTTCACTCCCATATTGACAAGAGCACAAGGTTTAAACGAGTGCAAGAATGGATGTGGACCATTACCTTTCTTGTACTGTAACTGAAATACACTCGGTGACTGTATTAAGATTCCACCATTGCTTGCTGGAACCATTGATCTCTTGAATGCATTAATGATTTTTTTAACCATTTCACCTTCAGGATTACTTCTTGGTGCAAAGTCAAATGTAAATCCAAAAGAACGAAGATTCACACCACTAAAGAGCAATTCTAAGTTTGGATTAAGAATCTGACCTGTAGCACGAGAAATTAATGCACTCGGTGAAGCACCAACACCATATCCAGCAATTGCTGCTATAATTGCCTTTTGATTTCCACTCTCACTCGCTTTATCTAATAACGCTGATCCCATTCCTTGGAGAGCACTAGGAATACCTTCACCACCACTGACAGCACCAATTGCGTTGATGCCAGCAGCTTGTAGTGGATTGAGGGAATCTTCACCCCAACTAACTGAATTGGTATCATTGATACCGTTTGGTATTGGTAATGTAATAAAATACTGTGAGTCTTTCTTGGATGGTCCTCTTGATCTTTCTGATGCTGTAGATAGTCCTTTTATAATATTTGAACCTATCTGTTTTGCATTAATGGAGGCACCAGTGCTGGATAAGTTGAAATCTTTTTCGCCACCTTTACTATTATTTTCTACATATTTTATTTCCTCAATACCATCAAATAACTGCTTGTTTGGTACAAATTTTGATACAGTAATCGAAAGATAATCGGTGGAGTTATCAATTCTGGCAAGTGGATATCTTAGAGCTTTATCCGCAGCACCTTTACTCTTCCCACCAATATTTGTGCCAGGTTTATTCTTACCCCTAGCAGGTCTGGAAGCAACTGACTCACTTCTAGAACCAGTGCTCTTTATATTTCCGCCAGATTTTGCTTCAGGCATATACGCTTTCTCTTGACATTAGAGACTTTTTAGTTATTTAGCTGAAAATTTCCAAAAGGTATTAACTGCAAATCTTTTATCTCTGCCGGATATGCTTCAAACAGTCCACCTCCAACTTCATTCCATGTATACTGTCGTGGTGTACCCCAATGATAATTGACTCCACGAAATCCCCAAGCAAATATATCAGTTACTGCAACCAGAGGATTTTGATCGTATCTTATATTAGGTGTTTTAGGTGTATATACAAAAATATAATGTTTTCCAACTTCAGGCATTTTATCGCCTTCATTCATTACTTCCATTAACTTAATCATCAAATCATCAGGATCCTCAGTACCATTCAAACTATCTGATACTGTACGTATCCTATTACGATTTTCATCAGTATCTGTTGGATTTCTTCTTTGTTGGAGTGTCTTTCTTGGCATTACTTAATACCGAGTTCGTTTTCAGTAAATACTTTAAATTCATAACCACGATCGAGACACCATTCATTTGCTGCCCTCCACTTTGCCTGATTTTTGGCATATTCAAATGCTTCGTTTAAATACTTTTTGGTCTGTCTTTTTGGTTTAGGTGGAGGTGAGCATTGCTTCTTTGGTTTAATCTCTATTAGATATTTCTTAAGAGATCCATTGCTTTCTTTGACTTTAATGGCAAAGTCTGGAAAGTAACGATGAACTCGTTTATCAAGTGGTGATCTATATGGAATGGCAATCTCTTCGGAACGCCATTCAAGAATATTTTGATTCAAATCACAATATTTCATAAACTTACGCTCCCAGAGAGAGCGATATATGATTTTTGTAGGGTCACCCTTATACTTTTTTGGATAAGATGGTTGATATTTTCCCTTATATGACATCTAAATAATGATAACGAAACCCGTACAGGTATTTAGAGTGGCGGCACCAAGACCTAGAAAAATATCAGAATTTAAACCAACGTTTTCAAATTTAGCACAAACATCCCACTATCAACTGTCTTTTGGTGGTTTGTCTTTTCCATTACGTCAACATTTAGCAATTAGAGGAGTTGATAGTAGATTTATTGGAGAGACAGCAGGACTTCTATGCAGTAGTGCTGTCATTCCAGGTTCATCTATTGGAACTGCTGATATTGCAGGAAACTTTATGGGTGTTGCTGAAAAGATGGCACATACAAGAGTCTTCACTCAAATTGATCTTGAGTTCTATGTTGATAAAGATTATAAGACAATGAAGTTCCTTGAGCACTGGACCGAATTTATCTCCAGTGGATCAGGAGAAAATCCAGGAAGGAGCGGATATTATTTTAGGATGCAGTACCCAGATGATTATAAGTGCGATAGAACAAAGATTGTTAAGTTTGATCGTGACTATAAACAATCTATCGAATATACTTTCTTTGGAATGTTCCCAATCTCTCTCAACAGCACTCCAGTTTCATACGGTGGATCTGATATTTTGAGAGCAACAGCATCATTTAACTATGACAGATATGTTGCTGGTGCTGTCAGCAGCCTTGATATTGCTAGAGGAAGCGATAACAATAAAATGATAACTGGACTTACTGGAATGTTAAGTTCATTGGGTGGGGATAGAGAAAGTAAAATCAAGCAACAGCAACTTGAGAGTGGGCAGAGGAAGATTGTTGATCCTGGTAGTTCTGGCGGTATTGTTAAAAACTTTAACAAAAATGGAAATCAAACGGGACCAGTAATTATTAGAGAGGTCACTAAATAAAATTAACTGATATTGTTATTATAGGTTTATTATGCCTTTACCAAAAATTTCGACTCCCATTTATGAGTTGACATTACCTTCCACCAAAAAGAAAATCAAATATAGACCATTTTTGGTCAAAGAAGAGAAAGTTCTGATCATCGCTATGGAAAGCGAAGATACAAAACAAATCACAAATGCAGTAAAGACAGTTATCAAGAACTGCATTATTACTCGTGGTGTTAAAGTAGAAGCACTTTCTACATTTGATATTGAATATCTTTTCCTTAATATTCGTGGTAAGTCTGTTGGTGAAGAAGTTGAAGTTCTAGTGACCTGTCCTGACGATGGTATAACTCAAGTCCCTGTTACTATTCCACTTGACGAGATTACAGTTCAAGAAAATGAAAAACATTCCCGTGATATTAAACTTGATAGTGATTTGACTTTGAGGATGAAGTATCCATCAATGGAAGAGTTTGTAAAGAGCAACTTTGCTATTGGTGATGATATAAGTTTAGAAGATACATTTGAAATTGTTTCATCTTGTATTGATCAAGTATATAATGAGGAGGAATCTTGGTCTGCTTCAGAGTGTTCTAAAAAAGAACTTGCAGACTTTATGGAACAGTTGAGTTCTAAACAATTCAAGCAGATTGAAACTTTCTTTGAGACGATGCCCAAACTTTCTCACACTTTTAAGGTCAAAAATCCAAAGACTGATGTTGAAAGTGAGGTAGTTCTTGAGGGTTTATCGTCTTTTTTCGTGTAGGTATGGCTCACACTGACCTTGAGTCATACTACAAAGTAAATTTTGCTTTGATGCAGCACCATAAATATAGTTTGATAGAACTTGAAAATATGATACCTTGGGAAAGAGAAATATATCTCACACTTCTCAAGCAATATATTGAAGAGGAAACACTAAAGGAAAGGGCAAGAGATGGCGGAAGTCTCTGACGCACAACTAGCACAACTAGGTAACAAGTTAGAAAGAATTTCTATCAGAGTAAATTCTTTCGGTAGTTCCCTGGCGACTATTTCCAATCAGATGGCACAAACATCTGCTCTAGAGCAGATGAAGGAGAAGCAAGAGCAAGATAGACAAAGGATATTAGCAGAACAACAACTTGCAGCAGGAAAGGAAAGCGTCTTCGAGCGCAAGATGCAAGGTGCATTGGTAAAACCTCTGCAGGGTCTTCAAGTAAAGACTGCAGGTGCTCTGGAGTCATTAAAGAGATTCTTTATTTCTTTAGGTATCTCTTGGTTAACCAGGCAAGGATTTAAAGCATTACAGGCTCAGAAGGAAGGTAATAGAAGCAAATTAGAAGAAGTTAAAGATAGTGTTCTCTCGACGATAAGAAAAGTCTTTCTTGTCTTCACCATCCTTAAAAGAGGTGTTTCTGGAGTTATTCGCACAATATTTGGTATTAGTGGAAAGATATTTAATGCAGTATTCACTGGACTGATCAGGAAACCATTCCGTGCTTTGATGAATGCTATTAGAGGTGCATTAAGAATCGCAACTAATAGCATTGGAAGAATGTTTGGACGTGCTCCGCGTCCTATGAGACAACCAAAAACTAATA